CACGCCTGCAGTTCAAGACGCTTGGCATGAGTGTCGATGAAGCAAAGGAATGGGAACGGGAAACCGCAAGGGAATTTGACCTCTGGGCAGGCTCTACGCAGTGCGACCTATACCGAAGAAATAATTTCTACGACTTGCAGAACATCGCCTACACGACCTACCTGACGGACGGGGACTCCTTCGCCCTCTTCCGGCGGAAAGCACCGAGCGCCTACATGCCCTATTCTCTGCGCATCCAGCTCATCGAGGCGAATCGAGTATCCAATCCGCTCGGAGCTGGCGTTATGGGGTATCCGGGACCGTTTGCCGTAGAAATGCGTGCGCCGAACGGAAACCGTATTATCGACGGCGTAGAGATTACAGAAGACGGAGAAATCACCGCCTACTGGATCAGCAGCAAGGTGCCGTATGATCCGACGGACTACGCGCCGACCACATGGAGCCGTGTCGAAGCCTTCGGGAAACGTACCGGCGCGCCAAATATCCTGCAGATCTGTCACGATATTCGCGCGGAGCAGTACAGAGGCGTCCCATACCTGGCGCCCGTCCTCGAGACGCTAAAGCAGGTATCGAGGTACACGCGGGCGGAGCTGACATCTGCTATTATCAAGAGCTTTTTCGCCCTCTTCTTCACCAGCAGCGCGGCCGGGCAGGATCTGAACAGCATCCTTGGGCCGCAAGACCCCAATGAACCGGTAGTCGATGTGGGAGAGTATGGTCTCGCGG